CTCTTTTTTATTAAAAACCGCACCCGTATCGAGTGCAGCTTCATTCTTCATCTGCTTCATTCACATGATTCCATTCTATATGAAAATCATCAACATTTACTTGGACTGTATTGTCATCAATTCGTGCAAGCTCCACTTCTCGAATATCCGCATTTAAATTACAAAGCATTTCATATGCTTTTCTAATTGCTTCCTCTTCATTTGCAGCCTCAACAATTTTTGATACATTCAATTCAATCTTACCAGCTACAAAGAATTTTGCCATTTGTTTTCCTCTCCCCCATTTTATTTAAACAATTTCCGCAACAATCTTCCAGTTATCTTCCCAGCTATTCTGCGACCGATACGCTTTCCAATTGTTCCTTTTTGAATTGCATTTACATCACCAAGAAACTTAGCCAGCGAATATAAAAACTTCCGAAACTGATTAATCGTCATCCATCCCTCTCCTATGCCATTTGTCATATAAATTCCACAGAAATTTCTACATTTCCTTTTTCTTCTGCTGTTGTACGAAAAAAATTCCTGCAAGTAGGTAAAATTTTTGCTGATCAGACATTTGTAGCCATTCAGACGCTTTGATAATCATGATTTCACCACCTTGTACATAAAATATTAACTGTAATGTATATTTTTAATACTTCAGTGTTAATTTAATAATAAACACTGTAGTGTGCATTGTCAATACTTAAATTGAAATTTTGTACATTACGATTTATATTAGAGTTAAGGAGGATTGAAAATGATTAAAGTACACCTTTCACGAATCATGGGAGAAAAGAAACTGAAGATTGCTGATGTGGCTAGAATGACAGGCTTGCACCGAAATGGTATTACGAAACTGTACAATGAGGAAACTGACGGAATTAAGTTTGATACTTTAGAGAAATTATGCAGAGCTTTAGAATGTGATATAAGCGATTTACTGGAAATTGTCGATGAAAAAGACCACTCAAAATGAGTGGTCACATTGCTTTTGCGATCTCAACTAATAATTTCATAAGTAATGGCATCATCTGAACCAAAATATATCCAATTGAAGCATTTTGAATCATGGAATAACCTTTTTCCTTATTTCCTAACATTAACATCAATGCTCCACCAGACATAATTATTAGCGCAATCGGATAGCTAAGCCCCTTAATTAATTCAACTAATGGCATAAATGCGTTTGTAATTTTCTCATGTACCATCCCTGAAACTGTTCCGGCGGAAGCATATTGAATATCTGATACAGTTAAAACAAGCGCACCAGTTACAGTTGTAAAACCTAATTTGCAATATATCCCTACTTTTTGTAATTCCATTTGAAACTTCTTTAGTAACTTCTTTTCACCTTTCTTTAGTACAATAGAATCCTTGTCGTTATTAAGAAACTCTTTAATACTCATTGTTTGTACTTTTTGTTGAAAAATCATACTTCTCCTCTCCCTCTTAAATAAAATCAGAAACCATAAAAATTTGACAATCAAGCCCTTCCATCAACTTCTGTAATTCTCTTTTTCTATAATCTGTTGTAGTAATCCAAATGAAAAACGGTTGTATATCAAATACGTTCATTTGAATGAGTTTCCGATACTTTGAAATCTTTTGCTTATTGGCAATCATTTTTTGCATATGATCCACTTCGACTATATGGTACCGCCCATCTTTAACGAATAAAGCGTCAGCAATTACATGAGTTTTTTTATCCTCTTTAATCCCCAATTTCACTTCATTTTTCCATGATTCAGGACAACCATAAGCGATATAAATCGAATTTCGCATAATGTAATGACGGGCTGTTGTAGATTTTTTCCGCACTTTCTTACAGTTCACACGTTCACGACCTTTAGCCGAAAGATAATAAATGTTTTCTCCATCCCTAAAATGTTGGAGATATTCACCCATTTCTTGCAGAACCCTTGACGTATTACGTTTTGATTTTAAATCATGAAGAATCATGATTTGTGAAGTACTAAGATAATCCAGTCTCTTCAAGGATAAGAGTATATTTTCTATTCTCTGTTCCTTGAGAATTGCTCTGTTCATTCTTTTCACCTCTTGAACGAATATTTATTTGTGGCTGAATAGTCTTTTGAATGAACTTATTATCAGCATAAGGCACTTGAACCGTTTTGCATTTAATCGTTTTGTAGATTGCTCTGCCTTGTATTAGTGGTAAATCTTCTGCACCATTTTGATCTAACACCACATTTGAGGCAATCGCAGAATCGACAACGAAGCAAAGTCTTCCCATACAATTTCTTTTCACCTGTGAAGAAACAGTTTGTGTTGTTGGATACTGTGTCGCATACACAAGGTAAAATCCGCTTGCCCTACCCCTACGTGCTATATCCTCAAGAATTTCAACGCAATCTTTGTCATCGGCTATATCGGCTGCCTCATCTATAATCACAAAATGTCGCTCTTTAAATCCTGCTTCTTTAACGTCCTCGTATCCATTTTCAAATAAATAATCCATTGTTTTTGACATTTGCTCTTGAACCCTTTTCAATGCTTCTTTTGCTTGTTCGGGATTAATCGCAAAGTTTTCTGTTTGCTTTAAATCCTTGAAACGACCTAAACTTAACCCATTTTTAAGGTCAATAATAGTGAATTTCACATCATCAGGCTTTCGGTAAACGAGTGCAGTTATCATCATCTTTATAAAGTTTGATTTACCCATGTTTGTAGCCCCTGCAATAATCAAATGTGAAACCTTCTCAAAATCATGGGTAACAAACTTGCTTCTACTTGTACCAATTGGCACTTCCCATCCTTTGCATTTATTGAACATCGATTCATCCAAAAGAAACATGGTTGGTAGTGGTTCATCGTATACGCGAATCCTTAACATCCCATCAAATTCAAGATCAATTTCCTTGTTTAATCGCTTCCTTTTCTCTAACAAGAATTGAATTTGTTTCAGAATATCTTTATTGAATTTCAAAGACCTCAAATCATCTAAAGAAATATCAAGTACAGAACGTTTCACATTTAGTCCATCCTGCAAAACATCTTTCTTTGCTTCAAAGTCTTTAAAACTAAGCCCTAAAGGAATTTGAAAAACGTATTCCGTTCCACCTTCAAATTTAGTTCTTCGATGAATCCGAATAGATTTTTTCACGCCGTTTTCTTTCACATAAAGACCTACATTGTCACAAATCTTTTGAATCTTTTTCGCATCATTTCCTCCACCAGATTCAAAAAATTTTGTAGCAACAAATACACCACCCATGACAACCGATGTTACAATTTCAAATATCAAAGCTCACCACCTCACCCCTTATATATCTGTAAGATAATCCCACATAAAAAGAAGGAATAAGACAAGTTTTGAAGTAATGATAAATAGGGATTTTTTATTGCGAATTAAATTACTAGGCTGGAATTTTTAGAGGAATAAAGCGTTGGTAGGATTATTGGAATACTTCTGTACAAGTTATTGCATTTCATGAGAATTTTGTTTGGTATGGTATATAGTATTTTCAAATCCATTTATTTATTCCAGTTAAATTTCTATAAACAACCCTGTTATTTTTCTAGGGAGTGGATATAATGAAAAGCCGAATTGGTGAATTGATTGACGCAAGGGGATTTAAACGGAAGTATATTGCGGAAAAATTAGGGGTTACGCAGAAACAGTTGTCCAATTGGTGTACAAACAGAAATTATCCCACTGTGCCAAAACTGTTTAAGTTAGCTGAAATTTTAAATTGTACCGTTGATGAGTTATACGAAAGAGAAAAAGACGAGGATAAGAATACTGAATAAATGATCTTGCGGAGTTGATTGAGGTAGATGAAGAGGAAGAGGAGTAAAAAACGTGTGTATTTTGCACGCTTTAGTAAAAAATTAGCCGATTTATAATGAGTTTTTCAGATAGTAAATACAATCCCTATATAATCCTATCCCTCTTCTCAAATCGGCTAATTTTCCTTTATAATGTGCAACATTTTTTTAATTTTGGTCAACCTTTGCCAATCGGAAAGCAGATCGTTTACGTTTGATGGGTACTTTGTATTGAATACCGATGAGTTTATCGAATCGGAAATATTCAGCCATGATTTCAAAATCGGGATAATAACGTTTAATTCGCCTCATGATGTCCCGATTTTCTGTATACAGGCAATAATACTCATTATCTAATTTCCAAACTTCTGTCATTTGAACACCTCCAAAAATAAAAAAGACCTCTCGAATGATGAGAGGTCAAATATCTGCACCCATTAATTTTACTCCTGTAATCACTTTTCCTAAAATATAATTGGAAATTTGATCTAATTGCTTACGGTCTAAGTTTCCTTTTACTTCAAAATTAAATGTATTATATAAGTTGTATGTATGCTGATTATTCGTAACGTTTTCATTCTTCATATTCTGTTTCATTCTATCCCATACTGCATCGGCAAACGGAGCCATATAAACGGGGTTTTCAAGAGGTAAGATGGCTTCACGTCCGTTTTCAGCTAAACCAACAATAGACGGTTTATCGAAAATACCCCCTGTTTGATACCAATCAATTGAGAATGAAGGCACTTTGACTGACAAATCACCAATTCCAAAAGATTTCCAGTCTACATTAATGTGAGGAAGCTTTGGCTTCGGAATGCTGATTTTCATTTTGCTAAATGCTGATTTGATTGCATCGATGATACTTAACACCGTTTTCTTTGCAGATTCAATCGGGGAAGTAATTGCTGTCTTGATACCGTTCCATACGCTTGTTGCCGTTGACTTAATGCTGTTGAAAATACTTGATACGGTTGATTTCACTGTGTTAAAGACTGAGGAAACTGTACTGGAAATATTGTTTATTGTAGAAGAAATTGATGATTTAATACCATTCCAAATATTAACAACTGTACTTTTGACAGAATTAAGAGTTGAAGAAATGGAATTTTTGATGTTATTCCATATATTACTAATATTTGAACTTATGTTATTAAGAGTGCTAGAAATTGTTGATTTTATACCATTCCATATATTGGATACTGTAGACTTAATTGAATTTAATATACTTGAAATGAAATTTTTTGCATTGTTCCATGAACTTTGAATGTTAGAAACTATGTTGCTAAGAGTTGATGAGATTGAGCTCTTTATGTTATTCCATATATTTTTAATTAGCGAAACTATACCATTCCATATTGTAGAAAATATATTTTTGATGAGATTTAGCGCTGTTGAAATTGTATTATGTACTCCATTAATGGCTGATTTAATGACTCCGCCTATGGTATC